AATAAGATAGTTTTACATCCTCAGAACCCACGACATTTTGCTTATGGTTTAAGTAATGAGAGTCATCTTTTAGAAGATGCAGAATATCAGGTAGCGTGGTATTATATGTATCCTTCGGAGGTAGTGCGTTATTTTGGGGAAGACATGAAGAAAGAAGAGATACAGCAGTTATATAATACAGGGTTGAGTAATGGGGAAGAAGCTTTTTCTTTTGGAGACATATCACAAGATTACAAGTATGGCACTGTGAAAGTCTTTCATGTTTTATGGCGGACATTACGGAAGATAGGTTTTTTGACTTATGTAGATAAAGACACAGGAGCTTTAAGTGAGGATATAGTAAGTTCTAATTATCGTATAGACAAAGAGCATGGGGATTTAGGTATTGAGTGGCGGTGGATACCAGAGATAGTAGAGACATGGAGGATAAACAAAGATATTTATGTTAGGATGCGACCTTTACAGGGACAGTATAAAGATTTGAATGATATGTATTATTCTCCTATGCCGTATAGAGGTGTTATTATGGACAATACTTTGAACAGGCCTGTGAGTATAGTAGATAGGATGAAGCCTTATCAATATCTTTATGATGTTGTTATGTGGAGATTAGAGAATCTGATATATTCTGACAAAGGCAAGAAGCTGTTTATGGATATTAATATGGTTCCACAGGAGCATGGTATTGATTTAAATAAGTGGATAGATTATTTAGATATTAAGAACATAGGTTTTTTGAATCCCAATGAAGAAGGTAACAGAGGAGATAGAAATGTCAGTAATTCTGTTAAGGAGATAGATATGTCTTTTTTGGGTGACATACAGAAATATATTTATTTAGCTCAGTATATAGAGAGTAAGATAGGTGATGCAGTAGGTATCACTAAAGAGATGGAAGGGCAGATAAGAGAGAGACAAGCTGTTAGTAATACCAGACAAGCTATCTTACAGAGTAACAAGATATTACAGCCATTTTTCTCTATGGTAGATATTATGAAGAGAAGTGTTTTAAATGGTATTTTGGAGTATTCAAAGATATTGTATGCTACTTCTGATAATGTTGAGTTGACATATATTACCGATGATATGGAGAGTGTAATGTTGAGGGTAGACCCTTTCTTGTTGGATTCAGCTTCTTATGATGTTTTTGTTAATAATAACGATAAGATTTTTGATATAAGACAGAAGATAGAAGCACATGCTCAGGCAGCTATGCAAAATCAGATGTTAGATATGGAGACTCTTATAGGAGTTTTAGAAGCACCATCTTTGGGTGTTGCTAAGGAGTTGATGAAAGAAGCTAAGAAAGAGTTAGAAAAACAAAGACAGGCAGCAGCACAAGCAGAAGAAGAAAAAGCTAAGAAAGAGCATCAATGGAAGTTAGAAGAGATAGATGCTAAGGCAGAAGGAGAGTTAGAAAAAGAGAAGATAAGAGGGGAATACTCATTACAGAAACAAGCTATGCTTTCTGTTGGTTTTAATGAAAACAAAGATGTTGATGAAGATAAAGAGCTTGATGTTATGGAAATCTTGCGTAAGGGCAAAGAAGCTGATATAAAGGCAAAGCAGAGTAAGGTAGAGCAGAGGCCAGAGATGACGAAGCCAGAGTCTAAAAATAAAGAACAATGAGAGAACATCAATAAAAAATATTGATACACATAAACTTTAAATATATATTTGCGTTATGGAAGAAAAACAAAACAAAGATTTGACAACTTTTAATTGGGACGATGTTCCAGGAGAATTTGGAGACATCAAACAAGAAGAGGAACCCCAAAAAGAAGAAAAACAAGAAGAAGAAAAACAAGAAGAGACATTAGACATTACGGAAGGAGAGCAAGGAAAAGAAGCAGAAAAAAAGAAAGAAGAAAAGAAAGAAGAAAAAAAGGAAGAAGAAGAAGTTCCAGAGGGTGTTTTTAAAGACATCAAAGGAGAAGAAGAAGAAGATGTTAGTGAAAATCTTTATGTTAACTTAGCTAAAGACTTAAAAGATGTAGGGCTTTTTGCTGACACAGAGATACCAGAAGATTTAGATGCAGAGAAGTTCATTGAGTTACAGGAGAAGGAGATAGACAGCAGGGTAGAAGAGACTATCAAAGGTTTTATGAATAACTTAGATGCTGATGCAGCTGCCTTTTTAGAGTATAAGCTTCATGGTGGGGATACTAAAACGTTCTTTGAGACAATAAAAGCTAAGCCTACTAAAGAAGAGTTTGATGAGTCTTCAGCAGAGAGTTTTTTGAGAGAGTCTTATAAAGATGATTCTACCATTGATGATATTGATGACAGGATAGAATATCTTAAAGAGAAAGGCAAGCTCATAGACATAGCTAATAAACGCAGAGAGCAGGAGTTAGCTAAAATAGAAGCACAAGAGAAAGCTCTTGCTGAGAAGAGAAAAGAAGAAGCTAAGAAGACACAAGAGCAAAATGAAAAATTAAAAAAAGAGATAATAGAGTTCTTTGACAAGACAGAAGACTTTGATGGTATTAAGTTTACCAAAGAGGTAAGAGAGCAGATAGCAAAAGCTATCACTGTTCCTGACATTAAAGTTGGTGACAATAGATATTTGACTAAAGCACAGGCTTATGTCTCACAGATGTGGGAAAATAAGAAAGCTTTAGGTGTTTTTGTAGCTTGGGCGATGTCAGGTTTCAACAATAAAATCTTTGAGGTTCCTGCTAAGAATAAGGTTATCAAAGACACCAATAAGAAGTTAAGACGCACCTCTTCAACTTCTGCACCAAAGACATCCTCCTCTTCAGGGTCTAAAGCTTTGTGGGAGTATTTCGCAAATGAATAAGTAATTTTTTAACCCTAAAAACTATATAGATTATGAGTATGATTAACAAAGGAATGATTATTAAACGCATGCCTTGGCACTCCAATATGACAGAGAAGAATCATCTTGGAGAAATGATGCGTATTAAACCTGAGATTTTTGAGACTAAGATGACACAGTTGTTTTCTTCTCTCATATATTCAGGCAACTCTTTAACAGCCTTGATAGGCAACAATGTAAAAACCATTAACTCTGATGAATGGGAGTGGGAACTTCGTGGAGCAAGCACAAAACCTTCGGTGGTAGTAGATGTCACTGCTGATGCTTCTTCGGCTACTCCAGGAAAATTCAAAACCCCTATTTCAACTGTTCTTGATGACAACAGCTTTTTGCCAGGTGATGTTTTAGCACCTAATGGTAACAAAGATTATACTGTTCGTGTTATCAGCAAAAACTCAGCTCCTAACGGTAATGGTTATTTGTACACCTTCCGCTTGATGAATGACAATGATGCAGCTTATCTTCCTGCACAATATCTGAAAGTAGGAACACAATATGCTAAGTTGTTCTCACAATATGGAGAAGCTTCAGAACAAAGTGGTTCAACACAGTTTGCAGGCACCATTTCTTTGAAATCACGCTTATCACGCTATCGTAAGCAGTATAAGGTTACAGGTGATGTTGATGAAGAAGTTTTGGCTGTAGCTATGCCTGACAGCAATGGTAAATACCATACTGCTTGGATTAAATATATGGAAGTAGAATATTGGAAACAATGGTATCGTGAATTAGATTTAGGAAAATGGTATTCTCGTTCCACTTCAGAGGTTACTGATGCCAATGGTCGTCCTTTATATACAGGTCCTGGTGTAGACCAAATCATTACAGAGTCTGGATATGTAGAAGATTATACTGACTTCACAGCTACTTTGATAGAAGAATTTTTGATGGACATCTTCTATGGTCGTGTTAAGCCAGGAAGCTCAACTCGTAACTTGAAAGCTTTCACAGGAGAATATGGTTTCTTGTTGTTCCATCGTGCTATGCAAGATTGGATTAATGCTAATGGTAACATCACTATTGTAGACAGCCACATCATGAGTTCTGTAAAATCAGAGATGAATGCTAACGCTTTACAAGTTGGTTATCAATATGTTAAGTATTTGATGCCTAATGGAACAAGTCTTGAGTTAGTACACAATCCTATTCAAGATGACCGTTCTATCAACTTTGAGTTAGACCCAGTAACAGGTTATCCTATTGAGTCGATGAAGTTCTACTTTATGGATTTCTCTGGTGACATGGGGGAAAGTAACATCTCTATTGTCAAGAAAGCCCGTTCTACTAAGTTAGGATATGTCAATGGTTTGACTTCACCTTTTGGCCCAGTAAACAATGGAGCTATGGCACACAGTGGAGACTACTATGAGATGCATGTTCAAACTAAAGAGGGTATCTGGATTAAAGACCCCACTAGAACAGGTATCTTGCGATTACGCAGAAGCTAATATATATATCTTTAAGGGAGAGGGATTTTTCTCTCTCCTTTTTTTTATATATCTTTGCAGCATAATCAAAAATATTTTTCTATGAAAGTTTTAATAAAACCTTTACCTATTAAGAAATGGCATGGCAAGACAGGGTCAGAAGATTTTTCCAGAGGTCTTATCCTGATGCCTTTAGTAAACCCTTCTACTTATAGATTTGAGACAGGGTTAACAGAAGAAGAGAAAGAAGAGTTAGCCAAGAAGCTGACAGGGGTAGATTTAGATGACAGCTATACCCCCAACAAAGATGGATTTTGGACAAGTAATGCCGTAAAGATTAAGTTAGGGAATACTACAACAATTTTAGAGACTGACAATGTCTATGATTACATTAAATGGAAGCTATGTAAAGCAAGTTCTCATGTAGCTAATTCTCTTGAAGAGTGGGAAAAAGGTAATTTCCCTGATGCTTCTTACTATATCTATTCAGAAGAAGAAGAGATAGCTAAGAAAGCTTCTAAGACGAAAGTTATCAAAGATGCTTATATAGCGATGTCTAAGCTCACTATCTCTATGAAGAGAAACATTGTTATGGTAGGGTTAAACAAAAACACCTCTAACCTTTCTGAAGATGAGATAGATGGTTATTTAGGTGATATGATAACAAAAAATCCTAAAGAGTTTATAGAATTAGCTAATGCAGACAAAAAATATATAGCTCATAAAGCTTTCTTATATGAAGCTCACATACAAGGCATTGTTTCTAAGAAAGGTTTAGCGTGGTATTATTTAGGAGAGTTATTAGGTAAGACCACTGATGATGCTATAACTTACTTAGCATCAGAAGAAGGCAAGCAATTTAAATCAATAATAGCAGAAAAAATAGCATAATATGAATATCGCTCAGATGCATTATGAGTTTAAGGACAGGCTGAATAAGGTGGATAGCACTGCTTATTCCAACTTTATACCGCAGCAGGTAGATGTATATTTAAATGCTGCACAAGATGTTTTTATACATCGTTTAGCTGAACCTATTAAGAATAAATTCGTATATGGCATTGAGAGAAATCAAAGAATAATTGATGAGTTGTCAACACTTGTTGTAGACCAAGAAGTCAATAACAGCTGTATAGCTACAACTCCTTTTTCCTCAGAGGTTTACACTGTTCCACTCCCTGAAGACTATATGTTTTACATGGGAGCTTTTGTGTTAGCCACAAAGCAACCTTGTGAAGGGCAGAGGATAAGAGTTTATGTTCAGCAGCATGATGATGTCTTTAGAGATGTAGATTTGATAGAAAGTTCTTTTGAATGGCGGATAGTAAATGGAGAGTTTAATGAGCATGGTATGTTACTTTTCTCTGATGGCACTTTCAGTATAGACAGAATGTGTTATTCTTATTTGAGAAGACCTGCTTATATGTCTTATCCTACAGCGGTAGGAGGCAGTTATACTCTTCCTGATGGTGTGACAGTGATAAACACAGTTCAAGACTGTGAGCTTCCTGTTACAGCACATAGTGAAATAGTAGATTTAGCGGTGTTACTAGCTAAAGGTAGTATAGAAACACCAGGAATGCAATATAGTCAATATAAAGTCTCATTGTCAAGTAATTAACTAATACCAAAAAATTATTATTATGGTAGAAAGAAACAATCCTTTATTTAAAGTTTTATTTGCTAATGCTTTACTAGCTAACAATAAAACTCTTGCTGACTTAGATGCAGCAGCCGCAAAGACCATGGGGGTATTTAATTTTGATGACAACAAGTCATTTGACAGCACACATATCCCTGCTAATTTGCACCGAATGTATTTTGCTGAAAAGACTCCTTCTGGAAAAGTCTTACGCAGCACTTCTGACTATATAGATGTCAAAGGCATTTATGATGTTCGGAAGATAACTCATCAAGCTCCTGTAGCACAAGTATGGTATGCTACTCTGCCTGCCACCACTTGTTCTCAAGACTATGGCTTGCGTTTTAACCTGCATAATGGAGAGATAATGCACATTGATGGCATCAATCCTTTGATGAAATCTTTTGTTGTAGCTCCTGCTTGCTCTGGTGATGCTTGTTCTTGTCCTGAAGCAGGTTGTGTTCACACAGCTTATAAGCTGAAAGGAGACATTGACGCAGACCCTGACAACCTCTTTGCCGTAAGAATAGGATTTTTAGATGGTAGTACTTTCACAGAATATGCCACTGAAGCTGACTGGGATGCTGCTGTTACTGCAGGAGATGTTTCTGCTGATGACTGTCCTACTTTGGAGATTACCACAAAGCCTGTTAACATTATGAACTACTGTGCTGTTAATTATGCTTGGACTCCTGTAAGAACAACCCTTATGAGTGTTCATCCTATTGGAGGTTATGTTGGTGGTATTACTATCACAGAAAAGACAGCAGGTGTCGTTGAGCGTGGAGCAGCTTTAGATGTTAAATTCTTAGAATACCAAGCACAAGGCACTGATGGTCATGGTAACTATCGTGAGTCAGCATTGTATGGCGTAGCCACTATGCAAGTAGACTATCAAGTAGATATGACAAAGACTTATGACTTGTATTATATCTCTTGGAGTAATGATGTTACTGGTGGATGGAACCTCTACAAAGACTCTATGCGTACTGTTATAGCCGTAGAAAGTGATAATAGTCTGGAGACAAATTTAGACAACATCTTCACAGCCTTAGCTAATACGTATAATTTCCATTTTGAGACTGTATCTTAAATAGCACTTTAGAGGTGTTACTTTCTTGTAGCACCTCTTTTGTTTTTTTATTTTTAAAACATTATATTATGCCTCGACCCAAAACAATACAAGATAAAATAGGTAACTTAGCATGTTGTCTAAGTGAAGGTTTAGAAAACATTAATGAGACACTGCAAAATTTAGTAGGTAACACAAATATTTTGTCAGTAGTTATTGACAGTTCTAACAACCTTGTAGTAACCTATACTGATGGTACGATAAATAATTATCCAATACCATGTACTTGTGATAGAAGAGTTGAGAATGTGGAGTATGACACTACCAATGATGATGACCATCAGCTTATTATAAGCTTCTCTGATGGCACTACAGTAACATACCATATAGCTTATATGTATGGTCTTGAAGTCTCTGCTAATAAAGAAGAATATACCATTAAATATTCTGATGGGACAACAGACACTATTGATGTAGGTAGTGTTGATAATGTCTCTTATGATGACACCACAGGGCAGATAACAGTAACTAAGATGGATGGTTCTATTGATACTTTTTATGCAGGTCTGTGGGTAGAGAGTACAGGAGAACATAGTCTTATTCCAAGATTACAGCCAAGTAATGTTGCTAGTGG